ATTTTAGCGACAGCAAAAAAGTTAAGGGCTACCACGAGGAGATTTGACAAGATGAGTATGACGCAGAAACTATGGACAATATCGGCTTTAGGCGTTGAGTTTAATATGGACAGACGCGCTGTAGCCAAACGCCTCAATGATGTAGTCCCGGCGAAGACCGACAAGCGTGGCAAGTATTACAAACTCGACGACGCGGCCAAAGCAATCATCGGTCAGGTTGCCACAAGCAGCGAAGTTCTAAGCTATGACGAGGCACGCGCACGCAAAATTGCCGCCGAAGCTGAGATGGCTGAGATTGAACTGGCTAAAGAACGCGGCCTGCTGCTGCCCGTCGAGATGGTTGCGGAAATCAACCAGAACATCTTTAGCGTGTTTCGCGCACGCATGATGGCACTGCCTGCAAAAGCTGCGCCTGATGTGTTTAGCGCGGACAATGTGAAAGAAGCGAAGTCGCTGTTGAAGGATTACGTCAACAGCGCATTAGATGAACTGTCAAACAGCGTGGTGGAAACGTATGAAGACGATAACGATACCGAACAAGCAAGCGGCTAAGATTGTCGTCCAGCGAACACTGGACGCAGTAAAGCCGCCGCCCGATTTAAGCATCAGCGAATGGGCTGACCAATATCGCGTGCTGTCGAGCGAAGCATCGAGCGAATACGGCGCGTGGAATACCAGCCGTGCCGAATATCAACGCGGCATTATGGATGCCATATCGGACGACAACATCGAAGAAATCACCATTATGTCATGCGCGCAGGTCGGCAAGACAGAGATGATACTTAACCTGATTGGCTATCATGTCGCGCAAGACCCCGCCCCGATGCTGGTAGTGCAGCCGACACTTGAGATGGCACAAACATTTTCGAAAGACCGCCTTGCGCCTATGGTTCGAGATTGTCCGACACTGGCTGACAAGATTAAAGACCCGCGTGCTAGAGACAGTGGCAACAGTATCTTAAAAAAGCAATTCGCTGGCGGTCATATAACGATGTGCGGCGCAAACAGCCCATCAAGTCTTGCGTCGCGGCCTGTTCGCCTAGTTCTATGCGATGAGGTTGACCGCTTCCCGAACAGTGCTGGCACAGAAGGCGACCCGATTGACTTGGCTAAACGCCGGGCGACCACATTTACAAACCGCAAGATTGTAATGGTCAGCACGCCGACAGTTAAAGATGCCAGCCGTATCGAAGCAGCATTTGAAGAAACTGATAAACGCGAGTATCATGTCCCGTGTAAAGACTGCGGTGAAGAACAAGTGCTTCGGTGGAGCAACGTAAAGTGGGATAAGGACAGGCCAGAAACGGCTGCTTATATCTGCGAACACTGCGGTTCAGTTTGGGATGATGCGGCTCGTTTCCGAGCAATACGCAGGGGCAGATGGGTCGCCACCAACCCATCGGTCGGGAAGGCGGGCTTCCGACTATCTGGTTTGTGTTCACCGTGGACACCTATCGAAAGTGCAGTGCGCGAGTTTTTGGAAGCTAAGAAGCTGCCAGAGACTTTGCGCGTATGGGTCAACACTTACTTGGGCGAAACCTTTGCCGAAAGTGGTGAGCGTGTCCAAGAGCATGACATCGCAGAGCGACGCGAAGATTGGGGCGAGAAAGTTCCAAACGGTGTTGTGATGGTAACTGCTGGCATTGACGTTCAGGATGACCGACTTGAGGTCGAAGTGTTAGGCATTGGCCGCGACGAAGAAACTTGGTCGCTTGATTACAAAGTTCTATATGGCGACCCTGCCGCACCGCAGCTTTGGTCAGACCTCGATGCGCTTATGGCGACGACATACGAGCGCGAAGATGGCTTTGAGTTGATAATCCAGTCTGGCGCGATTGACACTGGCGGTCACTTTACGCAGGCCGTGTATAAATACTGCAAGCCGCGCTATGGTCGGCGCATCTTTGCCATCAAAGGTGTCGGCGGCGAGGGCAAGCCACTTATCGGCAGACCCAGCACAAACAACAATATGAAATGTAAATTGTTTCCGATTGGCGTTGATACAGCCAAAGAGATTGTTTATTCGCGGTTGCGTATTCAAGAGACGGGTGCTGGCTACTGTCATTTCCCTATCGACCGAGACGACGAGTATTTTAGGATGCTGACCGCCGAGGAAATCGTGACACGCTTTCACAAAGGCTTTAGAAAGCGCGAATGGCGCAAGACACGAGCAAGAAACGAAGCACTCGATTGCAGGGTGTATGCCATCGCTGCTTCTGCTATACTTAACACGAATATCAACGCAATGGCATCTCGGCAGAAGGCCAGACAGAAGCCAGACGACGTTGCAGAAGAAGTTAAGGTGGAGCGCAGGACGGCCAGACGTAGGCCACCCAGCACAGGCTTTGCAAATTCGTGGAGATGATGTAAGATGGCAAAGAAGTTTGGGGTCGCAGAACCGCGTGTCAAGTTAAAGATACGACGCAAGGGGCGACACAGCAAGGTTGTTAAACGGCGCGACAAGAAGCAGTCGTTCTTTACACAGGGGTCATGCCGTGGCTAATTTATTCGACGCTGATAACGCGCCAACAACTGAACCGCACAAACTTGTCGTTGGTGACTTTGTTCAGTGGAAGCGAACCGACCTTGTTGATGATTACCCCGTGGCCACGCACTCTGCTGAGATAGTTGCACGTTCAACACACGCTGGCTCGACTGAGTTCAAGATTGCCGCGACAGAGAACGCCGATTACTATTTATTTTCTGCTGCAAGCAGCGTGACCGAAAACTACACTGCCGGGCATTACCACTGGCAGCTTGACATCACAGAGACATCTTCTGGCAACCGCATCGTCGTTGACAACGGCACATTCGATGTAATCGAAGACTTGGATGTGAACGGCGCAGACCCGCGCAGTCATGCCGAGGTTATGGTCACGAAGATTGAAAGCATCTTGTCTGGCAAAGCTGACAGCGATGTGTCTAACTACAGCATCAATGGTCGTAGCCTGACTAAATTCTCATTTGCTGAACTTATGGAAGCGCGTGAAAGCTATCGCGCCGAATATCAGCGCGAAGTTAATAAAGAGCTTGCTGAGAATGGCGAAAAGACAGGCCAAACAATTCTGGTGAGGTTCTAACCAATGGCATTTTTTGATTTTCTACGCACGAAACAGAAGCCAAAACATATGAAGCGGTCATATTACGGCGCGGAAACAGGCCGTCTTTTCTCCGATTTTATCACGCAATCACTGTCTGCTGACAGCGAAATCAGCCCATCTTTACGCATTTTGCGTGACCGTTGCCGCGAAATATCGCGCAATGACCCCTATGCCAAGCGTTATATCCAAATTCTGAACAGCAATGTCGTTGGCTCTGCTGGTGTTCGCCTGCAAGTTCGCAAACGCAATGCAGATGGCTCACTCGACTCGCCGGGCAACCGTGTTGTCGAAAATGCTTGGTCATCTTGGGGTCGCAAAGACACTTGCTCGATTGATGGTCGCCTGACTTGGAATCAGTGCCAACGCTTGTTCATCGAAACGCTTGCGCGTGATGGCGAGGTCTTGGTTCGCAAGATTAAGAACCCTACTGGCAACCGCTTTGGTTTTTCGTTGCAGTTTATCGAAGCCGATTACCTAGACGAGAACTATAACAACACCGCGCCGAGTGGCAACGAAGTGCGTATGGGTGTTGAGATTACCAAAGAAGGCAAGCCAGTTGCTTACTGGTTGTTTGAAGATAACCCGAACCATACTAATGGCTTTGGCCGCAACATGAGCGCACGCAAACGCATCCGCGTGCCAGCCGAAGAAATCATCCACGCCTTCATTCAAGAGCGTGCAGGCCAGACCCGTGGCGTGCCGATGATGGCAAACGTGTTAAGCCGCCTCAAGATGCTTGACGGCTTTGAGGAAGCCAGCTTGGTTCACGCTCGTGTCGCAGCTTCTAAGATGGGCTTTTTCACATCACCGTCTGGCGATGAGTTTATTGGCGACGACTATGACGGCGCAGCCCCATTGATGGACGCAAGCCCCGGCACGTTTAGCCAGTTGCCAGAAGGCATGTCGTTTGAAAGTTTTGACCCGTCGGGTGTTGGCGGTGCTGACTTTGCAGATTTCGAAAAAGCCATCTTGCGCGGCATCGCATCTGGTCTTGGTGTCAGCTATGTGTCGCTTTCCAATAACTTGGAAGGCGTTAGCTACAGCAGCATCAGACAAGGCACGATGGAAGACCGCGACAACTTCAAGATGTTGCAGCAGTTTATGATTGAGAACTTTGTCGATGACGTTTATCGCTCGTGGCTTGAGCAAGCCATCACTTACAACGCGGTCACGTTGCCGATGTCTAAGTATGACCTGTTTGCCGACCAAGTGACTTACCGTCCGCGTGGCTACCCAGCCATTGACCCGCAGAAAGAAGTCAACGCAAACATCGCTGCTATCAATAGTGGTATCATGACGCTGCAAGATGTTCACGGTCAGAATGGCCGCGACACCGAAGAAGTGTTTGAGCAAGTTGCACGCGAGAAAGACTTGGCCGCACGTTACGAAATCGAAACTGCGTTCCAGCCGTTTGGTAATAAGTTGCCAGCCGCGCCGAGTGTAGAAGGCGGAGACGATGGCGAGTTATAAGCCAACAGGCGGAATGGTCGAGGAAGCGAAACGCGGCCTCGAATGGCGACGCGAACACGGACGCGGCGGAACTGAGGTTGGTGTCGCTCGTGCGCGTGATATTTCGAATGGCAAAAGCCTGTCAGAAGATACTGTAAAGCGCATGTATTCTTATTTCAGCCGCCACGAAGTTGACAAGCGGGGCGAAGGATTTTCACCCGGCGAAAAAGGTTATCCAAGCGCAGGCCGAATTGCGTGGGCGTTGTGGGGTGGCGATGCTGGTTTTACTTGGTCGAAAGGCATTACGGAAATCTTGAAGAAAGACGAAGATGAGCGTATGATTGAAACAACTGAAACCGATGAGGTTGCTATGAGTGAAGAACTTGAAACACGACACATTGTTAATGTCGAAGAAAATGATGAAACCGTGACCATCGTTTATGCCAAAGAGCATGACGAGCAAGAGGTCGAGGAACAGGTTGAAGAAGTCGCAGTCGAAACCGAAGAACGGTTTGACCGCTCGACGCTTACTTTCCGTGCTGTTGAAGTAGAAGCAACAGACGAAGATGACCGCCGGGTTCGCATGTCGCTATCAAGCGAAGAACCTGTCGAGCGTAGTTTTGGTATGGAAGTTCTTGAGCATACCGAAGAAGCAATTGACATGTCGCGCATCGCAAGTGGCAACGCCCCCTTGCTGAAAGACCACGACATGACTAAGCAGATTGGCGTTGTCGAAGAAGCCTATCTTGACCGTGCAGATAGAAAGCTGCGTGCGGTTGTGCGTTTTGGAAAAAGCGCACTTGCAAGAGAAGTGTATGAGGACGTCAAAGGTGGTGTAATCCGAAACGTTAGTATCGGATACATTGTCAAAAATATGGAACAGAGAGGCAATAACGGGACGGTTATGGTCAATCAGTGGACACCATATGAAGCCAGCATTGTTGCTGTGCCGGCCGACAATGTCGGTGCTGGTATCGGACGCAATGCTGAATTTGTCGAAACTATTGAAGTCAAAAAGGATATTGAAATGACTGAAGTAAATAAAGACGAAATCCGCTTGGAAGCTACTGAAGCCGCCAAACGCGAATTTCAAAAAACCGCGCAAGAGATTACTGCTCTTGCCGTTAAGCACAACAAACGTGACCTTGCTGACAAAGCTATTGCCGATGGCATGAGCGTTGACCAGTTCCGTGGCATGTTGTTGGAAGCCCTGCCGACTGGCAAAGCCCTTGAGCAATCTGCTGGTGCAGTTGACATGAGCGAAAAAGAAGTCCGCAACTACAGCTTCATGAAAGCTGTTCGTGGTCTGGTAAACGGTTCTGGCCTGAATGGTCTGGAACTCGAAGTCTCTGATGAGATTGCACGCAAAAACGGTAAAGAAGCCCGTGGCTTCTACGCACCTGACAGCTTCTGGGCTGGCAAGCGTGACCTGATTGCTGGCACAGACGCTGATGGCGGCTTCCTCGTTGGCACAGACCACCGTGGCGACCAGTTCATTGATGCCCTGCGTTCGCGCTTGGTATTCTCTGACCTCGGCACACGTTTCTTGTCTGGCCTCAAAGGTGACGTTGCTATTCCGAAAATGACTGCTGCTGCTACTGCTGGCTTTGTTGCTGAAAACAACGCCGTTGCCGAGCAAAACCAGACTTTCGGTCAGTTGACACTTTCGCCTAAGTCGCTCGGTGCATTCACCGATATGTCTCGTTTGCTGATGATTCAGTCCGACCCGTCGGTTGAAGCTATCATCCGTGACGACCTTCTGAACGCAATCGCTCAAAAAATCGAGCAAGTTGCAATCAAAGGCGGCGCATCTAACGAGCCTGATGGCATCTTGGAAACAACTGGCATTGGCTCAGTTGCAATCGGCACGAACGGTGGCGCAGCCACTTGGGGTTCGGTTGTTGACTTGGTCAAAGAAGTTGAAGCCGACAATGCTGGCCTGTCTGCCGACTCGATGGCATACCTGACAAACAGCAAAGTGAAATCTCACTTGGCTCAGACTGCTAAAGTAAGCAGCACGGACAGCGTTCAAATCCTGAATGACCCGTGGTCAAGCCTGTATGGTTACAATATGGCCGTCACGAACAACGTGCCGTCTGACCTGACCAAAGGCACTGGTTCTGCCTTGTCTGCTCTGGTATTTGGTGACTTTAGCCAACTTATCATCGGCATGTTCTCGTCTGCCGACGTTCTGGTTGACCCTTACACGAACAGCGCAACTGGTGCGGTTCGCGTCCGGGTTATGCAGGAAATGGATTTGGGTGTTCGCAATGCCCAGTCGTTTGCTGCTATCACAGACATCGACGCCTAATTGAGTGGGGGGTGGGCAATCCCTGCCCCCCATTTTTTATTACTACGGAGAAAACAATGGCTGAACAAAAAGTTAAGATTGAAATTATCGCAGGCGTTGGCATCAAAGGTGTCGCATACGCAAAAGGCGATGTCGTTGAAGTTTCTCAGGCAGACGCTTTGCAGCTTATTGCAATGCGTAAAGCCACTGGCTACGAAGCCCCAAAAGTTGACCGTGCAATCGGTCTAAACACAGAAGATGCAGCACCGCTGGTAAAACGCACCCGCAAGCCGAAAGCCAAATAAATGGCAGTCGAAACCGCCACAGAACTGGCTGTCTTTTTCGAGACAGATGACTTTGCGGTGACGGCAAGCTACACGCCATCAGGCGGGTCAGCCAGCGATGTCAAAGGCATCTTTGACAAAGAATATCTCGAACTAGATAGCGGCGGCACAGTCGCATTTGCTGTAAACCAGCCGCGCTTCCAGTGTTCGACCGCCGACGTTGCTAGTGCAGCCGAAGGCGACGCAATCACCATCTCAGGCACAAACTACATCGTGCGCGTAGTGCAAGACGACGGCACTGGCGTAACGACACTGGTTATCGAGGAGCAATAGATGGCGCATGTCCGCAAATCTATCCGTGACAACATCGAAACCACGTTGACCGGGCTGACCACGACGGGCAGTAACGTATATGTTACCCGCTTCTATCCGCTTGCCGAGGCGAAGGTGTCTGGCCTTTGCATTTACACTAACAGCGAAGCTACAGAGACAAGCACGCTGAAAACACCTCGCACGCAACTGCGGACGCTTGAGGTTATGGTCGAGGCTTATGTCAAAGGCACAACAGGCATCGACGACACACTCGACACGATTGCTGTCGAGGTCGAAGAAGCATTGACCACGGACATTACACGCGGCGGCAACGCCAAAGACACTAAGGTGACAGCATTTGAAGCCAGCTATGCAGGCGACGGCGACCAGCCAGTCGGCGTTGGGCGTTTTACGGTTGAGGTTCTTTATGCTACACTCGAAAACGATATTGAAACCGCAGTATAGGTGACTAGAATGGCCAAGCGTGTTAAGTTATATAAAGATGGACAGACGATGGAAGTCTGGCAAGAGAATGTTGAAAAGCTAACCGCCCGTGGTTGGTCTGAGACAGAGCCAAAGGCGAAGGCTAAAACAACGCCAAAAACCGAAGTTGCAACCAACACTGATGAGGTATAATTATGGCAACGCACACAGGCAGTGAAGGAACTATCAAAATTGGTTCTGACACTTTGGGCGAAATTCGCTCTTATACGCTCGAAAGCACGGGCGAAGTAATCGAAGACACCTCTATGGGTGACAGCGCACGCAGTTACAAAGCTGG